CCTTGTATATAGGTGTTTACCCTATATGCTCAAGAATAATATTCTTTGCGATAGCGTGAGCGTCTTTGATGCTGTCAGTTGACCAGCCTGTGTAGCTTTCCCCATTTGCATCGAAAAACAATTCATAAACTTGAGCGGTTTGGTCAAACTGTGCCCAGATTTCGTAGCCTTTGTGTTTAGTGATAAGTGTCATGGTGTGTTGCTCCTATGTTGCCTTGCACTATTGCTTGGCATGATTGAATTATATATGGTCTGACCCACGTGTCAATACTTTGTTGATTGTTTATAACTATCGATAACCACAAACCGATAGCCTTAGACTATACCTTCAGCAAGGCCATTTATAGCCCGTTTAAGCGACTTTAACTTAAACCTAGGCTAACCCCTTGGAAATAGTTATCCACACTAGCAATGGTACTTATCCACACGTTATTAGTCTTATATAAGACATAAGACACAAGACTTAGTGGATATTCTGTGGATAACTTTTATATTGGCATGATACTTGCTTAGGTGCTCAGCACCGATGGCGCTTGCGCTTAGATGTATACATAAGCATTGGCTTATATAAGTAATGGCTTATATATCTCATTGGCTTGAGTACTGTACAGATAAACAGTATAGGGTTACTACCTAGTGTACGTTATAGGTTATATAACCCTTAGCTTATATAAGTATACGTTATAAGGTATGCTTTGTAGGTTCCCGCATCGCCACTCACTTATATAATTGTAGGCTTATATGTACCGCCTGTGGATAACCTGTGGATAACTTTACTGTATGGATGTACAGTTGTGGATAACCTGTGGATAACTTATACCCGACTAAACTGCTCAGGTATCATTTGAGGGGCGGGGGGGTAAAATCTTGAAAATAATATCAAAAAAGAGCAGAAAAGAGAGAAACTTAACATAATAGTCAAGTGATGTAAGTTGTTGTTGTGCAAGGAAAAGACAGGAAAGTAGACCAGTGGAATCTGTGCACCCGAATGGGGAATGTTTAAGTACTTTAAAGGGAAGACCACTGTTGTTAAAAGACAACACTATGTAAGTATTTTACAAGAAAGTGAAGAAAACACTTGACTTTTAGACAAAAATGTGGTATAATATATACCATGTAAGACAGAACAGAGTAGAGTACTCTAAAGTTACTAAGACATTTCATAGATGTTAAATACTCTTTATAAGTTATACTATTAATAGTTATACTACTATAAGTAATATACTTATAATGTATCTTAAACTACTATGAATCATTAAAGTACTTATGCTTAGACGGAATCTGAGCTAAGGATTGTCTATAAATTGATACCCTTTGTCTGAAGGGACAATATCACAAGGAATAACATGACAAGACCGTCTGGTAATAAGAGGGGTCGTCCCCCGAAGTCAGCAGTAGCTGAGGTTAAGGAAAAGAGGGTGATTGGTCGTCCTAAAGGGACAGCAGCCATTATCAACGAATACCGTGACCGTATGTTGGCCTCACCTAAGAGTGCCAAGGTCTTGGAGAAAGTGTATGAGGTTGCCCTGACTGACGGACATCCCGGTCAGATGGCAGCCATGAAACTGGTTTTAGATCGTATTGTGCCTGTATCTACTTTTGATGCCACCAAACAGGCAGGTGGTATTCCCCAGATCAGTATCAACATCTCTGGTTTGTCTGCCCCGAAGGTAGAAACACTGGATGATGTCATAGATGTGGAAGACAACCAATGAATTTAGACACCCAGTGATGGGCTTGAACCTCGTTTATAGGTGCGAGGGTCTGAACACCTATTCCTTTTCAAGAGGATCACAAAATGATTAACAAGTATTGCCCCGTGTGTAAAACGGAACATCCAATTACACATTTTCACAAATGCGCCAAAGCTTCTGATGGTGTCCAGTTCCGGTGCAAGGACTGTGACAAGAAATACCACCATGAACGGTATTTGCGAGATAAAGAAAAAATATCTGTCCAGACTAAAAAATGGAAAGAAGAAAATAAAGAAAAAGCAAGTCAAGCTGGTAAAGAATGGGCTAAACAGAACCCAGACAAAATAAAGACATATCAAAGAACTTCAAACCTTCGTAAAAACTTTGGTCTTGAAATCCACGAGTATGAACAAATGCTCAAGGCTCAAGGGGGTGTGTGCGCTATCTGCGAACAACCTGAAACTTTTATTCACAGAGCGACAGGTAAACCAGCTAGGCTGGCTGTCGATCACTGCCATGTTAAAGGGAGCGTAAGAAAGCTCTTATGCAAGTCTTATAACAATGGCTTGGGACTCTTTAAAGACAACCCAGAACTGCTTGAGAAAGCAGCGGATTATTTAAGGAATCATAATGGAACTTAATTGGCAGTTGTTGCCGTGGCAAGCGACCGTGTGGCAATCAAAAAAACGCTTTAAGGTGTTGGCTTGCGGTCGAAGAACAGGTAAATCTAACCTAGCTATCAAACTTACCCTTGCAAAGGCTTTAGAGGCTCCAGAAGGCTCTGCGGTGGTGTATGTAGCCCCTACCCTTGGACAGGCCCGACAAATCGCTTGGGATGCCCTTTTAGACCAAGGAAGGGACATTATCAAGTCTGCCCATGTGAACCAGTTGGATATTACTCTGGTTACAGGTCGTAAGATTCACATCCGATCTGCTGAGAACCCTGATACCCTGCGAGGTCTTAAACTGTATTTTGCAGTGTTAGATGAAGCAGCGTTTATCAAGGATGACTCTACATGGACAAAGATTATTCGTCCAGCTCTGTCTGACTTGGAGGGTGAAGCTTTGTTTGTGTCTTCCCCTGATGGGCGTAACTGGTTCTATGACCTGTACAACTCAGCACAGAAGGGTGAGGATGAGGATTGGGTAGCGTTTCACTTCACTACGAAGGATAACCCTACCATTGCCCCGAAGGAGATTGAAGCTGCTAAGAAGACTCTGAGCACCTTGGTGTTTAAGCAGGAATTTGAAGCTTCATTCGCTGTATCTGGACAAGAGATATTTAAAGAAGAGTGGATCAAGACAGGCCCAGAGCCTCAGTTTGGTTCTTACTACGTAGCTGTGGACTTAGCAGGTTTTGAGGATGTCGCTAAGAACGCCAGTGCTTCCAAGAAGCGTCTTGACGAGACAGCCATTGCTGTAGTCAAGGTGTCAGATGAAGATGGTGTCTGGTGGGTGAAAGAGATTCAGCATGGTAGGTGGGACATCAAGGAGACAGCCTCTAAGATTCTCTCTGTCATGAAGGAATATCAGCCTACAGCTATCGGCATTGAGAGGGGAAGTTTGAAGAAAGGTCGCTTTGAGCATGGTCGCATTGTCCTCAACGAGGATGGTGACTTTGAGGATTTCAAGGAACAATTACTTCTTTTCCCAACAGCCGGGGTTCACGATGACTTACCGGATGCCTTGTCTTACATTGACCAACTGTGTGTAACCAACTACCAGTCGGATTATGAGGAAGAGGAATGGGAAGTCTTAGACAATCTTTCAGGATACTGACATTATGAAACAAGGACTCTACGCAAACATCAACGCCAAGCAAGCTCGTATCAAGGCTGGCTCTGGTGAGAAGATGAAGAAACCCGGAACCAAGGGTGCTCCTACTGCTGCTGACTTCAAGAAGGCTGCTAAAACAGCTAAGAAAGGTAAATGAACATGGCTACCAAGAAAAACATGATCCCAATCAAGCCTTTCAAGCCTTGCGCTGGCTGTCCTACTCCTGCTAAGTGCAAGAAGGCAGGTAAGTGCCTGATGAAGGGTAAGTAATGGCTACCAAGAAAGACTCCCGTTTAGAGAAAGCAGGGGTTAGCGGTTACAACAAACCCAAGAAGACTCCTAGCCACCCTACCAAGTCTCATGTGGTGGTGGCAAAAGATGGAGATCAGGTCAAGACTATCCGTTTTGGTCAACAAGGTGTATCAGGCTCTCCTGAAGGCAGTAAGCGTAACGATTCCTTTAAGGCACGTCATGCTCAGAACATTGCCAAAGGCAAGATGTCTGCTGCTTATTGGGCCAACAAGGTCAAGTGGTAAAAGGAACAACAATGCTTGAAGAACGAACGAATGACTTTATCCAGTCATCCTTAGCGGGATGGGTTATGGATAAGCAGGAGCGGTGGCGAGATCACTACAACTCAAACTACAAAGAGAAGTTTGATGAGTACTACCGTACTTGGCGTGGTATCTGGGCTGCTGAAGACTCTATGCGCTCCAGTGAACGCTCTAGGCTCATCTCCCCTGCCACTCAGCAAGCTGTTGAGAGTGCAGTGGCTGAGGTTGAGGAGGCTACGTTTGGTCGAGGTCGCTTCTTTGACATCAAGGATGACCGTAAAGACCAAGACAACAGCGATGTAGCGTACCTGCGTGAGCAACTGATGGAAGACTTCAGCCTCACCAAGGTTCGTAAAGCTGTTGCTGAGTGCGTATTGAACAGTGCTGTGTACGGGACTGGTATTGCTGAGTTGGTGATTGAAGAGATCAACGACATGAAGCCAGCAACACAGCCTATCATGGATGGCGCTCTGCAAGCTGTTGGTGTCACCATTGAGCCACGGGTTATCGTCCGTATTCGCCCTGTGCTCCCACAGAACTTCTTGATTGACCCTGTGGCTTCCTCGATTGAGGATGCTGTTGGTGTGATTATTGATGAGTTTGTGCCTATCCACAGCGTCCACAAAGCTCAACGAGATGGTGTCTACCGTAAGGTGGATATTGGTATAGCGTCTACTGACACTGACCTTGAAGCTGACAAAGAGTTGGCTAGCTACGATGATGACAAGGTTCGTATCACCAAGTATTTTGGTCTTGTGCCTAAGAACTTGTTTGATGAAGCTATGCGACTCCAAGACGGAGAAGAGGATAGCGAACTCTCAGCGATGGCCTTTAACGAGACTGAAGACGCTGAAGAGAACTTTGAT